AGACATGTCGTTCGGGTTAGCCCAGCGAGCTAATACTGGAACAATGCCAGCCACTAGCCCCATCGCTAAATCTCTTGGATTTGTGTTGCCTGTTAGATAGACGGCAAGTGCTCCTGCAACTGAGCTTCTCACCCATGATGCGGCGATTGCTTTGAATTGTGTCATTTCTTTTTCTCCTTTTTCGGCTTTGCCATAGGAAGTGGCTCGACCACTGGATAGTCTCCAGCATAAGTGACCAGACGAGCGCGAGCGAAACCCACAATCTCCTTGCCAATATAGCGACGCTTGAGCATGACCATTCCGCCATTTCGCTGATCTCCATCGCCGGACGTGTTGCCTTCAATGGTTAAGACGCTGATCTTGCCAACCTTGACCACAATGCCGATATGTGAGATCCGATCGATGCCATCGTGTGGGAAGTCCATGAAGCATAAGTCGCCAAGCTGTGGAGCAGATTCAAAGAATCGCCCTAGCTCTTTCATCTTATGAGCACCGGCAGCCGTTGAGACCATCGATGGAATCTTGACACCAGCTTGCTCAAAGACCCAGTTGCAGAATGATCCACACCATGGCAATCCATCGGCCTTTGTAAACTTGCCGTATTTTGTCAGATTATCGCCAGTCTCTACTGTGCCAACTTCAGCCAGTGCAACTTCGATGATCCGCGCGGCAGTGCCGTCAGGATAAGAGAAGTTTGACTTCATCGGCAGTAATCCCAAGACGAGCAAGCAGGGCTGCTTTATCGGCGGCGGCTTGATCTAATTTTGTTTTGGTTGCCTGCTGTGCAGCTTGCCACTTGCCATCAAGTTCTGATTTAGTCGGTTTAGCACTATCGCTAAGCCAGACTAATTCATCGTAGTTTTCATTACTGATTGACCATTCAGAGCCAGCATATAACTCTGTGAGTATTTGTGAGTAAATAATATCTTTAGACATTAGACCACCACTTCCATTACTGTGATTGTTGAAACTCCGCCTGAGTTGGTATCTGCGCCGCGCCTGTTAATGTAAGCGGTGTAGCCGCCATCGTTTTTCATCTGTATTTTGTAAGTCGTGGCCGATGTTGTAGCTGGAGAATCTAAGAAAACACAACCGGTATCTATTGAACCTGAAGTCGGCATCATCGCACCTGCTAACGCAGAAAAGGACGGTACAGATACACCAGTAGCATTACCAATCGCAGTCGCACTTCGCAGTATTTGAAACAGAGTATTGCCTGCGCCGCCAGTTGATGTAGATTGAGTGATTGATACAAATACAAGTATTTTTGAAGTGTTAAGCGTTGGTGTAATGCTGACGCTTAATCCTGTTAAATCGGTGTATGAGCTTGATGCAGTTGAAAATGTAGTTGATAAGAAAGTTTGAACTACTTGCCCAATTTTAGTGCCGCCAGCCGGTGTAGCCCATTTTAATCCTGTTGCTTCGGCTGAGTCTGCTGTGAGAACTGTGTTATTTGCGCCCACGCCGATTCGTGCATCGACTGTTGAAAATGTAAAGACATCGCCCTTTGTTGTTAATGGTGTGACATCTGCCGTTGTCGTCCACGCTGGAACGCCGCTGCTCACTGCCAAGACTTGTCCGTTTGTACCAATGCCAAGACGCGTATTGGTGTTTGATGTCGATGATCGATATGCAATATCTCCAAGCGTTGTTTCTGGATTAAGAGCTTTGAGAGATGTATCAACTGGCTGGCCGAATAAAGCAAAATCGGCTGGCAGGTCAGTTACTAAATCAGTGCTGGTCGGCATCGGCCAGCCATAGTTTGTTGTCGGATTAGCCATTCAGATTCCCTTTCATTATGAGACGATTGTAGCGTTTGCCCAATCTAAAGTCGGCGACACGGTATTCCATAACTCCACTATTGGCACATCGTTCCATCGCATGGCTTGCAGTGAATAGGCCAGTGGCGACATGAGAAGAGTAATTGCGAGCTCATTAAATGATGCCTTGAATGTCCAGCCTTCAACGAATCCTTGGAAGACTCCGGCCGACATATTGGTCGGCAAGTCATTGAGTGCTATGGGCTGACCCATAAATATATTGATCAACGCATCTCGATCGGCATTGTCAAGCTCTGGATTGGTGAGCGCGTAGGTAATGGAATCAAAGATTGGCTGTGGATTGGCTCGCAAGGTTAGATAGAAAGCGGCTTGATCCGTTGCATCGGCTGAGTGTTTAATGGTTGTCGTGATGATTTGAGCTAGATTGCCATAAAGACCAATCGATGCCTCATCGGTGTCACTGACTTCACTGGCCGATAGTGTGCCGTACTTGATGGTCAAATCGTTTCGGACATCTCCTGCCCGTGTCTTGATGGTGATGCCACGCCCTAGAGCTTGATTGGCTGTTAGATCCGTGTAGCCGTAGGTGCCGAGATAAGTCGTTCGATGTGTTGAGTCGCCGTAGGAGATGAGCCCTTGAGCATCTTCGTACAAGTATCCAAGCCCTGATGTGGCCAGAGCTGAGACCACGTCATAGACCACTGTGCGACTTGATGCTCTTTGAGCAAGCTCGTAATTGCCCGGAGTGTCAATCTCGCCTAGCCCAGTATTCCCTGCGTCCTGCCATTGTGTTGTCGGATCATAGGTATTCCACTGCAACGCGGCTGGAACCTGTTGCCACTGTGCAAAGAGCACTTCGCGCAAAATTGTCTCAATCTGATTGCCATCAAAATCCTGCGTTAAGACTCCATCTGTGAGTGCCTTTTGGAGCCGTGCAAGGGCTCCTAGAGCCGTAATGGTAACTTCCTGAGTGTAAGCACTAGAGCCCACCTGTGAGACGCTTACTGAGATGTCTACAACGGAACCGCCAAAGATTGGCACATAGACGGCCGATGTGTCTTGGACTTCGATTGAAAGTGTGTCATTGATTTCATAGGGCAGAGAAGCTTGACCAAAGATAATCAAAGTGATGGAACAATAGCCAGCTTGTGCCTGTGTGTAGATATTGGTGCGCCCTGAAGTTATTGTCAGGTTAGCAATAACCGAATTAGTGACATCAGTGCCATCGATTTTAACTCGCCAGACTGGAGCCCACTGCGTCATGCTATTGCGAGAATGTTGTCGCCGCCACCAGTGCCGCGAAAGAATGAATCGTTAAGTGTGTTTACGATTGTCCGAGCTGTGCCTTCGGAATCAATTGCTCCATTGACTGTCACGTTAATGGTTGATCCTGTTGCTAATTCCGCGCGGCGTATTGCTGCCGATTGAGTAAGAGCTGTTGAGAAACTTGTGCCGCTTGCGCTTGCTGCTCCTGACATCGCTGCGACTAGACCGCCGCTACCGGAGCCGCCAGAGCTAGAGCCCGATCCGCTTCCGGCAGATACTGATGGCACGACAACCTTCGGAAGTGCAGTAGTTGCGCCAACGCTTGGAACCGAAACGCTTGGCACGTTAATCGATGGAGCTGAGATAAGTCCTACATTGGGCAAGAATGGGATTGAGTTATAGACGCGAATTAGTGCACTGCTCCCTTCGACTGCTCCTTCAATAAGGGTATTGAGACCGCCAACGACTGCACCGATGACGTTAATGACACCACCGGCAATCTCGCCAACTACTTTGAACGCACCGCCTAAGACTGTGACCAGCACTGGAACGACGTACTTCTGAATAAATGCGATAAATGTGGCGAACTCTTCTTTGTTGGCTGCGATTGCCTCAGTGATTGGCTTAAAGAAATCTGCAAATTTGCCAAGTGCTGGCACGACTTCATTGACAACGAACTCGACAAGCTTTTGGATAATTGGCAAGAGTTTTGCACCGACTGATTCTTTGGCCTCATCAAAGGTCACTTTGAGAATTTGCAATCGTCCAGCGAATGTCTCGGCGTTAGCTGCTGCTGCGCCGCCGAATAGATCCGAGAGCTTGCCTTGCACTTCTGTAAATGTCATCGTCTTTAATTCTGCCGCCGATAATCCAATGCCTAACTTGCCAAGGGCTGCCGTGTTGCCGTCGTATGCTTTGCCGAGAGAATTAGCAACGGCATCGAGTCCTTTGCCTGTGGCCTGAGATATGTCGAGAGCAAGAGTAAGAAGATCCTGAGCCTTTGTCACATCACCAGTGCTCAGAGATAATCTTTGGAGAGCTGGACGAAGTTGATCATCTGTGACACCTGTGGCCAAAGATGTTTGCAAGATTTGTTTCTCAACCGATGCAATCATGGTATCGGTCGCGCCAGTTGCATTCTTAAGAGCTGTGGCCAGTCTTACTTGCGCGGCCTCATCTTCTATTGCTGCCTTAACTCCATCAACTGCAAGCTTGATTGCGTAGGCTCCGGCGGCTGCTGCTGCGGCAGCGAACGCCAGCCCTGCCTTCTTGCTAAACTCGCCTAACTTATTCGATGAACCTTCGACATCATTATCAGCTGATGCCAGCGATTTCTTAAGTTGATCTACATCGGCCAGAATTGAAAGCTTGAGTGTCCTACTTTGTCCAGCCATCACCACTCCTTCAATATCTTATCAAAGGCATTTTCCCACTTGGCAATCAACTCTGGCTGTATTTCACGGAGTGTCGGATAAATAAACCAACCGCGTGAGCCACGACCTTCTTTGCCTGACCAGATTGGGAACTGTTTGAGCTTGTTAGATCCAAACTCATAACCGCCCCAGAGTTGTTGCGTAGTGCCACCGCCGGAAAATTTTTGACGCGCAAATCCAAAGGATAACTCGCCAATTTTGCTTGACTTGCTGACGACGGAACCTTGTGCAATACGATCATCGGCTTTGTTAAAAGATGCTAGAGCAGCTTGGACAATTTTGCCCTTTGCAAACTCTGTCAGAGCGGACGACTCTTGCTTAGCCTGAATGGTGGCTTCTTCGCTCATGGCTTTCAATCCACCCTTGACGCGGCCAAGATCTTTCTTATCGTAGGCAATCCTAACGCTGTCGCTCATTCGCTGTCTCCAATATCTCCATCGCCGTATAGATCTGCTCCGCCGTGATCCATTCGCTCATCGGTATCCCTGTCGCTATTGCTAGATCGACAAGGATCCGATTCACGCTTCCGGCGGCGTAGCTTTTGGGGCTACTTCACCGACTGTCACATCTGCAACCGTCTCGCACCAGACCTCGAAGCCTTTGATGGGCTTGCCACCAGCTTCTCGCCTCATTGCATTCCACGCAAGGAAGAGAAGATCCGAGATCCCAATCTTCTCCTGCGCTTGTGAAATGGTGAGTCCTGTTTTGTTCTCCCACTTCGCCCACTCTGGCGGCTGCGCGGTATATGTACCGAATTCGCCGGATGTGTATTCGATAGTGATTGGTAGTTTCATTATGTGCTCCCGTTTCTCTTGCGATTAGCTGAATGTGTCTGCTGGCTTGCCATCGACGAGCATTGTCCATGAATCTGTCTG